TTGAAAAGAACAAGCCCCCTAAAACAATTATTAAAACTGAATACATTATTGAAGAGACAATTACCGAGGTTCCAGTTTACATATCAATTGACTCAAATGGATTTAACATTCTTACATTTGAAGATAGCCTTAAGCACAATAAAAATAATTGGAGACTTCTTTCTGGAGAAATTCCATTTATTTTAGATACCCTAGGAACAGAACCTAAAGTTGTTCCAGGAACGGGAAACTTTAAAATTAAATTTGGAATGAATTTAAATCTAGGTCTCTTTAAAGACTCGGATACTAAAAAAATCATGATAAAAGCTGACACTGATTACCCAGGCGTAGAATTTACTTCTATTGAAGGTGCAAGTATACTAGATGATCCAAAAAATAAAAAACAATTGCGTTCACTTAGAAAAAGCTTTGGATTAGGGGTACATATTGGTTATGGAATAAATCTTAATGGAACCAATATAACACCTGCACCTTACATAGGAATTGGCATTAGCTATCAACCTAAGTTTTTACAGTGGTAAAAAACATTAATAATAAATGAGAGAAAGTCGTTTTGTAAACCTAACTAATTATTGCATCGTTGAGTACATGCTAGAAGATCTAGGGTCTTTAGATGTAATAAATGACGATTTTATTTTACTTCAGAATGATCATATAGATGCTCATCAGATATTTAATCCAGATGGTTCTTTTACGTCAACTAGAAACATTCAAGACGTAACTGCGGTTCCTATTGAAGGAAGTAGATATGCGTATCTTGATAGCGAAAAAGTTCCTAACTATATAGATTATGATGATAAATTAACAGAAACAACAATCAGTGGATTTAATGTTACATTAGATAAAGTTAGGTTTCACTTTGTTGCAGGGTTTAATTTTGATGATTTTAGATCACTTGTCCTAAGCGTTAGAAACATAGAAAATGATTCTAAAACAAACATATTTGCAAATATCCTGTTTAACCAGGACACTCAATCTACGTTATTAACTTTTAATCCAAGACCTCTGTATATTGCAAATTCAATGTATGATAGATATATTGATGTGTATGTACCATCTATAAAAAATATTAATGAGGAATTTAATACTTCTCCGACTCCTGGTACTACATTTAGTGCAGCTATTACACCAACTGATACTTCATATTCTGGTTTTGTAACAAATAAACCTATTATAGTTTCTTTAGATGAATGTGATACTGAGGAAACAATTGATACTAATATTGGAGTAACATATCAAGCATTTAGAATATCTGAACATTATGAGGCAGTAGTTTCTCAAAGTAATGAATTTGATTCAGTAGGGGCATATATTCAAGAATCTACAGAAGGAGATTTCATTGAATTTTTTATGACATTTAATGGAGGATTCCCAGAAGAACTTATCTCTATATTAAATAGACGAAATCCATTAAACGATTATATAATCGCACATGAATTAACAGTTTTCGAGCAAATAGGGTCCTCGTTTGTTAAGTCTTCAAGACTAGCCTTTTTTCAAGAAGAAGATTTTGATGAAGCTAATTTATTTAGACCGGTTTTAAAAAATGCTAATACTGCAGTTACTATGTCAGTTGATTATATAGTTAGATTAGTTAATAGACTAAATGGAGAACAAATAATTAGGGAAGCTTCTTTAATTATTCCTTCCCCTAAAAAATACGGTAAAAAACTATTAAAATTAGAACTACAAGACAAGCCTCAGTCTCAAAAAATAGTAAATAAGATATACAAAAAGAATTTTGAATCTACTGAATTATTTATTGATCCGGCTCAAAATGTAACTTCAACTATATCTGATCAAAACACAGTTGTTGTAAAATCTGTAGAATATGTACCAATCTTTTTTACAAAAAGCAATATTTCAGTAAGTACAAACAGTTACTTGATCAAGGAAAATAACGATCAGGAAGAAGTTGTTTTTGAAAAAGGAAAGCTTAGATTTATAATCTCTCCGTTTGATAATTATTTAAAATTTAAGTTTTATACAACTGTTAATAATAAGGTAGTTCCATTAGATTTAAATAATAATTCAGTGGTATATAGAGCAGTATTTGAAACTGCAAGTGGTAAAGTAAAAATAGATAACTTAAATGATCAATCTAAAGAAAACCTATCCAGTGGTGAAGTAGTCTTTAATATTCCATCAAGTAGCAGTGAAGAGATTCTACAATCAGATAATAGAAACTTTTACATAACATCTGTTGGTCAAGATGGAACAGAAACTCTAATGTACAATGGAGAATGGAGAAAACCTTCTGAACAGGCAGATGTTGAAGATGCAATTGCCGCTGCGAAAGAAGCTGCTAATGCTAGAAATAATACAGAGAGTAAAATTACAGAAATAGAAGAAAAACTCAAAGCCCAAACCGCTAAGATACAAGCCTCTACGGTTTTACTAAATAATCTTAAAAACATACCTGGATTAGTCACTAAAAAGCCAACTAAAGCTATATCAACAGTGAATAGATTTGGAATGAAATCACCTAGTAAAATACGTTCCAATAGAGGAAATGCGGGTAACGGGTAAGAATAGTTTAAAATTCTTAAAATTTAAATAGAAAAATAGAGATAAATAAAAAAAATAATCAATCTAATAGATGAAGACTTTTATAAATAAAACGCTCGTAGCATTGTCTAAGAGTGATGTTTCAGATAACTCTTTGGTAAAAGTATTAATTGAATCGACTAACAATTCATTAAACTCAAATATAGGAACATCATTAACGTATGAAAACCTAAAAAAGGGATTAACTGAGCTTAATAGTCATTTAAAAAACGAAACAATTACTAATATTTTAGAGCAATTTGGAAAATTTGAATATTCTGATGAAAACAGGATTGATGAATTGAATAGAGAAGCAGATCTTCTATCTGCCATTCAAACCATTAAAGAGAGTGATTCTTATTCAAATCCAATAATAACACAAAGGGTTATTATGATTGAAGAGTCTCTAAAAAGAAATCCTGAATTTACTTTATATGGTAAATTCGTAGACATGTTTAAGGAATTTACTCATGATGATAGTATACAAGAATCAGTAGTAAAGATTTCAAATTATATTAATAACAATGTTGAAAAGCTAATGGTTCTAGACGCAATTAATAATATGAAGCTTTCAAACACTAAAATGTATGAAAGCGAAATTGCAGGATTAAGTAAAATGCTAGCCGAAGGATCTTATTCTAGTGAAGCTATACGATATAGATTAAATGGAGAACTTCCAATTTTAAACAATCTATTAAATAAACTAGCGGTTATTGAATCTAAAAATGCAGAAAACTTTACATTAGGAGTAGGTAATGGAATTTGTAAAATTAATAATACCATTTCACCTACATTAAAGACTGGTAAAAACACAGTATTAACATATGTAGATGATAGATTTATGGCAATTAGCACAAAAGAACTTAAAAAAGGAAATATCTTATCTGAATCTAATTCTTCTAAAATCTATGAAATGGATGCTAATTATATTAAAGATAGATATTCTTCTTTTTATACATTATGTGAATCTTTCTATAAAATGGGATTTGTTGAAACTGAAAATGGAATTAAATCAACAGCTTTAAAGAATCTAGTTCTTGAGTTTAAAACTGATGAATCTGGAAAACTTAACATTTTTGTCAACGAAAGCCTAATTAAAAATCCAGCTGAATATAACTTTAATGAAGTTTTGGTAATGGAAAGTTCAAACATTAAAAATGTTGTTAAAACTGTACTAAATGAAACTTCAAGTATCTTTAACCTAGAATTTATTAAAACTCTAACTAATCAGCAGACTGGAAAACAAGTTATGGTATTGGAATTAGAAGGAGACTATCACATTTGTGAAAAGCTAAATCAAGTTGAAAGAGTTTGGAAGAGCGATGTTAATGAGTATAAACTACACGGTTATATCTTAGAAAACTTTAATTATGATATTAGTTCTATCTTTCAAGTTAAATTAGACGAGCATAGGTCTAATGTTAAAGCTCTAACTGAAAGAAAAGGCATGATTGAGTCAAATATTCAAAAATTAGAAGAGCAAATAGAAAAAATAAATGTAAATCTAAACTCAGGAGAAATTGACTCTAAATTCTTTAATCAACTTGAGGACATTAAAGAGCAACTAGAATTCAAAATAAACACTTTACGTGAAGAATTCGTAGAATGTGATTTGAAAAAAAAAGAATTAGTGGCTCATTAAACGAAAGTTTTGATGGAAATTATAAAGAAACCCGCTCCTATAAAATAGGTCAGCGGGTTTCTATTAAGGGTAAGGTTGGAACTATAATAGGAATAAACTCTGCTCTTAATAAATACCAAGTAATGATAAATGGAATAGCAAATTTCTATTCATCAAAAGATTTAAAAAATCTGTCTAAATCTAAGTCTAAAGCCAATTTAAAGCTTAAGAAAAAACCAAAGCCTAAATCTGTCCTAGGTAAAAAGTAAAACTTTAATTATTTTTTTAGTATAGTATATATGTAAAATGTTTACATATGAAAGACTTTGTAAAATGGTTTAATTTAAAATTCGGGTGGTTCTTTATTAATGGGAGAAAAAAAGAACAATGGAATAACTACATTAAATCAATGTATCCTGAGTCTATTCTAAACAATCAAAATATGAGCAATACTAAAAATAAATCGGCATCTCTTTGTGAACAGGCACATAAAATAGTCAATGAAAGGGATGAAGAAAAAGAAAGAATGTATGGTCCTTTTTCTGAAGGAATGGACAGAGCCGCTTCAATTTTCAGTGCCTCTACTGGAATTAAAGTAGAAGGGAGACATATGTTTTTAGCAATGGTAGCCCTTAAGTTATCTAGAGAAAGTTATAATCACAAACAAGACAATTTATTAGATGCAATAGCGTATCTTCAGGGTCTTGAAAATTACGAAAATCAAAAATAAAAATAATATGAAAATTGCTATTATACTAGGCCGAGGCGTAGAAGGATGTGGAGTAACCAGATGCTCTATTGAATTTGAAAAGGCAACTCCTAACACTAAAATCTTTGCAACAATCGATAAAAAATGGGCTCGTAGAGATACCATGAATTTTGATAAAGATGAGTTTAAATGCGGAGACATGAAAGAAACTCAAAGAGTTATTGATGAAATAAATCAAAATTTTGAAATGTGCCTGATTTATTCAGTTCCTTCTAAAACTCACCCAGTTGATTGTCAAGACAACTTTGTAAAATTAGTCAAGGGCATTGATATACCAAAAGGAATTGTTCAATTAGATCATAAGATGCAGTCTTTGAGTAGAAACGCAAAGTTTGATGAAATATGTAGTTCTGTAGATGTATTAATGACTCATTCCCTAACATCTGATTTTACTCGTTGGGCAAAAAGAGAAGGGGTAAAAACTCCATTTAGAAAAATGGCTCTTGGTTTTGATTATGATGGACATCGTGAAACTTATTGGAAACCTATTGAGTTGCAAAATGCTAAAACTGTTCGTTGGATTGGAAGACTTTCAGGTTGGAAAGGACCTAATTTAATGATGGATTTTCATGCATCTGAATTAATGCAAAGAG